GAGACGCGTGTTTTTTTTTTTTTTTTTTCGATCCTCCCCAGACTTTAACAAGCTGGATTAATGAGGAAAGGTATGTATAGAATTGGTTAGACTAGACCAAAACAGATGTGGAGGTATTCTTACCACAAATGGGAACGACATTAGGACGATTAAACAAAGATTTTCAGATTCAACAGGTTTAATAAAGAGAGTGGCGAACCGGTCGTTCAAATGCCGACTGCTTTTGGTACCACTTAGAATCTCCAGAATCAATTTCCCCATCCAAAATAGCCAAGAGCTTAGCTCGACTACCGGCAAGTTGGACAATTTCCATGGGCTCCAGCGTCTGCAAGCCCATTTTGTACATTCGCTCTTGAGCAAATTTTTCTGATTTAAGAGCGTCAAACAACGCCTGATACCTGAATTCCCTTCCCTTTTCGTCGACATATCCACCATTTTCGCCATTGAACTCATTTTTCAAAATGAGTTCTATAGATTTGTTACAAAGACGATAGGCTTGAACATTGACCCCCATGGTATCCAGGCTCAGGCCTATCAACTTTGCAAGAACGTCGTAGGGAGTCAAAATATCACTCGCACTACGATGAAGACGATAAATGATGTCGTGGATAGGACGAAATGGGCGAACCACTCCATTTTGCATAACGAGAATTCTCTTCAAGAAGACGATTTGCTCTTCAACGGGAGTTTCCAACATTCCTGTCGGGATTGGCTTTCCACTAACCCCTGGGGCAAACTTTTCCTTAGCCAAAAGAGATTTACTTTTACGATAAGCTTCAGGCTTAACTTTCATATTCCAGACAGATTGGAGATAGCCCACAAACGCATCGCTGGTCATCCCCAAAGAGGCAATTTCGTCACTATAGGACCCTATTTGATCATCCCCCTGAATGACTGGAATCCAAGCTCCATCCCTCATGGCAGTGAGACATCTCTTGTCTTTCACAGCGTTGTACATGTGGACACAAAAGCAACAATTCACAACCACCAAATGAAAGGTGTTAAGAAAACTGGTATTATAGTCTCCACTGAACAGAATGCCAATCACGAATCTAAAGCCACCAGGCCAATTGACAACGTGATAGGAGGTATTGGCTATGAGCCACTCCATCATGATTCTAGTGATGGTGCTTTCCTCATCATTCTTGAGATCATAAATGCTAAGTGATTGCATCAAAAGAATAGCAATGTCCACGGCAGTAAAGGACACATCTTTCTGGCTAATATCCGTGC